TCGCTGGTTCTTGCGGCAATTCGGAGCGAAGTCCTCGCCGTGTCTACCTTCCATTGCAGTTGCTTGTGTTGCTCAGCGGAGAGTTTCCCTTCCTTGTCTAATTCCTTTTGTGCTTCCGCAGCTTTGTCGAGCGCGGCCTGGAGTTCCGGATTCGCATCAAGAGCCTGCTGGCGTGAAACGGAAATTGTTGGCATCACGACGCCCATTGCGGCATTCGCCTGTGCCGTCGCTTCCATGTGATTACGCGCCTCCTCGATCTTTTTTTCGGTCCCGCTCGTATCCGTTTGCGCCCGAAGCCCCGCAAGTTTTTCATTTTCCGTAACATCGAAAGCGCCAACTTCGTCCCCTTTAAGTCTTGCTTCGGTAACGCGCTGCTCAACATCAGTTTTGTGTAGGAACTCGCCAACCTGAATATTCTTTTGGGCTAACTCTTGCCGATCCTCGATGCTCCCGCGAACGTCTAAGGCGGCCGTTCCGAGGTGAACCAAACTCCCAAGAATCGGAATCCCCTCCGCCAAAGATAGCATCTTCTCTTGCGATTTAGTTGTTGCCAAGACCTGCGCCATCGCTCCCGCCGATGGGTCGTATGATTGAATGTCGGCCTGACCGACGTGTTGCAAACTGCGCAAGATCCGCTCGGGATGGGAGGAAGTGTTGATCGATTCAAGCCCCTGCCCAAGCAAGTTCACGGCCTCAAGAATCGCGAACGCCGCCGTGGCTGAACCGCCTAAGCCGAGCGTTTCAAGACCACGCCGCGACAGAAGATTCTTGCGAGCAAGTCCGCCATGTTCTCCACCTTCAGCGGCTCGCTTTTCATGTGCGACCCGCGTGTTCTGCTCACGAAGCTTTTCCGCTTGGGCCTTATCTAGCGCAGTCCCGGTCGATTCTAATTCTTTGAGCGCATTGAAGAAATCCTTTTTCTTACTCGTATCCTTTTCGGCCCATCGCATCGCCTTATCAAGTTCAAGATCAGCCGGATTGATTGCGAATGCGGTATTCTTGCCGGGGATGGCCGACATGGACGAGGCTTGGAATGCCGAAGGCTTATTAGTGATTGCCGACGTCCATGGATTCACCGCCGATATATTCCCGTACGCTCCGGCCCCGGTTGCCGTCGCCCATTGGTTAATCGCAGCTTTCTGCGTTGCTACCATCGCCATTGACGACGCCTTGAATGCCTCCTGAATTTGCGTACTTGCTGTCTTCGCTTGCGAGACAGCATCGGTCATCAGACTCCCCCAATTCTGTTTGAACGAGGTCGTATCAAGAATTGGCTTAATCGTCAGCGGGGTTTGCGATAGGACTTGTCCTTCCTGTTTTGTCTGCGCAAGCATGGCGCGGAATTCCCTGTTGTCACCTTTGATGGTGACAACCATTCCGCCGATAGCGCTTGCGCTGTCTAAACCTGCGTATGGCATGAGTTACCCGCCGTGTAATTTCCATCCCCGCTTTTGCGCCTCGCGACGCAGCCGAGCAACTTCCCGCTTGTGCGCGCGGTCTTCCGCAATGCCAGCGTTGTCTTCCAGCCCTAGCTTCCAGATCAGCACACGGCAAGCCTCTTCGTAGCGGGCCGCGATATGCCTGAGCGGAATAGTGTACGGATCGCCAAGCCACGGCAGCATGTTGCCGATCTTGGCGAGGATGAAGCGTTCCTCTTCCTCGTCTAGGGCGCCGGAGTCCCGTACGTCGGCTCCGGCGTCTGTGCGTTTGGGTCCGTACCCCCGTCGCCGTACGTGGCCGTGGAGGTTGCGGGCGGAGCGGCAGGTTTAGCGACCGTGACTGACACGAACTTGCTAAAAAGATTCGACGTCAGTTTGAACAATTCGTCATTGTCCAGATCGATCGATTGAACGATCGCATCAACTTCGGCCGGATACTTTTTCTTGAGCGACATCCGGCAGGCGAATAGCTTGCCTTCGTCGTCCTTCAGCCATTCGGTAAAATCAGGAGGCTCATCCTCGAACCCCTCAAGCGTATTCGTGATCGTCTCGGCATCGGCTCCGGCGATCTTGAGATTCTCGATCAGCTTCGCCTTCCGCTGCTTGCGGAATTCTCGGGTGAATTCCGCTTTGTCGTAGGTGTTGAGAAATCCGAACTCACGATCCACGCCGGCAATCTTTACGGTCGTGGAGGTGGTCGTGACGTCAGTCGTGTCGGGCATGAACGGGGACTCCAGTTAGAGAAATATAAAGGGTAATATACCGACCATGAGGTTACGGCTCTAACTTGTTGCCCACACCGGAGTGATATCGGTGCTGGGTTTGAGAGCCAGACTCGTTTTAGCGCCGGCCACGAGCCGGGAGTGATCCATGCTCAAATCATCAACGATATAGCTGCCGGTCAATGTGCATCCGGTGTCGATCGTGAACGTGGCCGCGCCGCCGAGTGCTCCGGCGGTCCCGTTCATTGACCCGAAGCCAGGGTTCGACGCCGTGACACCTTTGTAGGGGAATCCGGTAATCGTCACGTCTTGCCGCGTCGACCCGGTGCCGAGAAAGATGTTGTAGGCGGTGCCCTGATAGGCCGTGATGTCTTCGCTTGCCTGGCTTTCGTGAATTCGCATGGACTGCGAATCCAAGGCGAATCCAGAGGGGAGCACAACGGCTCCGTCAATTACGATAATATGCGTTTTCGCCATAGCGATTTACCCTTTCGGGTTTGGGGATTAAGAGACTCAAGATCAATTGGAGGCTGTAGATAGTCCGAGTGCGGGCGTAGTCCAGCCTCGATTTCAAGCTTCATTCGGTTGGTGCCGTAGAGATACCATTGCGAGGGGACCGGCCGCACCATCCGTTCTTCGTCGGACTGGTAAGCCTTCAGCGGCGTTATTCCCGTGAAGTGCTTGCGGACATAGGCGAAAGCATCGGCTTCGCAAGTGAACTTCGCCACGGGAAACCACAGGCATTGCGGCTTGCCCGACGGCGCAATCATCTCGTTGCCGTTTTTGTCGCCGATCTGTACGTACCATGCTGACATCAAATGTCCTCCGGAAATTCGGACGGAGCGGGATCTTTCTCGATGCGGATCATACAGCCGGAGTCCCACACCGCCGACGGCTTGCCGTTCATTTCATAATCAGCCATCGATTGATAGATCGGCTGAAGATGCCGGCCTGGCCACGTACGCATCCATTCCATGTGGGCAACGGCGACGTCCTGAGCGCAAAATAGCGTGAACCCAGCAGCCTCCCACTTGCGCCAAAAGTTCACGTCCTCGTCAACATGCCCGTCGCCCCATTCGCCATTTTTATCGGGAATCGGGATGAACCACGGCTTGGGCAACCTCGCCAGCGATGACGCGCGGATAATGGTCAGACCGAAGTTTCCGCCGGCGACGCGCACAAGCTGATCGGCGAACATCGTGCCGGAAAGCGTTGGCGACATTTCACCGTTCGCACCTCGGGCGCTGATTAGCGTCTCCCGGCTGTTGCGGCGCATTTGCAAGGCGCAGATCGCATCGGCGTCGGGACGCGCTTTGAGCATGGCGTAGAGTTTGAGAATATCCTCAACTTCGTGCGGCGTGTCGTAATCGATCGTCAGGATTGCCGACGCGCCCTCATCGATCGCCTGCTGACAAGCGCGGGTCAGGGCCTGTCCCCAGAATACCCCGCCGCGCGGGATGACGCGAATGCCGAGCTTGCCGACGGCCTTGACGGTATCGAGCAGGACTTCCGTGGGAGCCAGCCGGGGAATGCTGTAGACGGCGATCAACTCGCGACGAAGTTCGGCTATTTCAACTTGGATTTGCATTGGCTATGATTTTACGTGTCACTTTTTTGGAGACGACAATGGACGACACTGGAATGTTCGCGGCGGTCTGTGGTCTGATTTCAATTCTCGTTGTTTGCGCGATCGCCTACGGCGTGATTCGCCTTGCCGTCTCCCACGGCACTAAAGCGGGTCCACCGCGATTTCGTAGGTGATTGTTGCGCCCCACACATCCACGCCAGACTTATTCTTGCTGTCCCAATACGGGATCGGTTCGCTCGTTCTCAGTAAATTACTGATCGTCCCGCTCGAAAGCGTCAGTACCGCAATGTCCATTTGCGCCTGCACTGTCTGGCAAGCCGTGAGTGCCGCGTTCTTGCCCGTCGCGTAGGCTATAAACCGGATCGTGTTGTTTGATGGCGCGTAGTTGTTCGTGCTCGGGTACAGGGCTTCGGCGACGGAAGAATCCACGCTGTATACACACCCAGGCAGCGGCGCGTTCTCCGGCAGCAGGTCTTGCCAGAGGTTCACGACGCATGCCGCGCCGCCGCCGGCATTGTTGAACGGCGGGAATGCTGCGATCAGCGGTGCGTTGCCGGCAAAGTAGGCTTCGATGGCTTGAATAAGAGCTATCATGATGTCTTGCCGGTCGCCATGATCTGGCTAAGTTTCGGCCCCTCTTCCTTCAGCGTTCGCAGCAACCACGGACGCGGAGCCATTCGTCGCGTTCCGAATTCGAGCCACCGGCCGTACTTGAGCGCCGTGCCAACGCGAGCCGTTAGATTCTGTCGATCAACGTCGTATGCAATCGATGATCGCAATGCCCCGGTTTGCCGGGCCGGAAAGTCTCCCGGTTTCGACGGGGCGCTATTGAGCGGACCCCACGCGGTCTTTTGCTTCCCTTTGTTCTTGCCTCGCGAAATCGTCACCAGCTTCTTTGTTCGGCCGGCCTTGCTCAAGTTCTCCCGGCAGCGATTGACGAGATGGATCGCGCACGCCTCAAGGCGCATGGCGGCTATTTCGTTAGCCTTCGCAAGAATCTTTTGTTCGTCCAGTTCCATCAGGAAAACGAAATCCGCTGCATGTTAAACCGGCCCGTTGTTGTAATCGTCAGTTGGTTCGGAACCGCCGGGGCAAGCCCAATCGCGCCGCCGCCGTACTGGTTCATCGTGCCGATAGTCGTACTTGACGGATTTCCGGCAAAATTCGCCACGCCGCTGCTGTACAGATTCAGCGTGGTGACGTCAGTCGATCCAGTCCGGTTGTTGAGATTTGTTTGGCCGCCGGCATTCACGGTTGTGATCGCACCTGTGCCGTTGACGTTTACTGTCGCGCCACTGGAGCTTGTCAGCGTCGTCCCGGCGCTATTGATATTGAGCGTGCCTTGGCCGCTAACCGCCGACGCGCAGGTTGCCGTCGTCCAGGTGACGCCGCCGCCGAGCGTGCAGGTGCCTCCGGTGACGTTTACGTTGGTGACCGTTGATGTTTCCGACGGGGCATTCGTAGCCAACCCGAAAATTCCCAACGATTGGTTGATGGTCGTGATGGCTGAGCCGATGATCCGCGTCGGCTGGAAGCCGGCATCCGTCGGCTGGCTCCCGGTGTTGTAGATCGTGACGACCGACGCGTTTGAGCCGAGGTCGATCTTGATGCGCCCGGACCCGGTCGGCTGTGAGCCGCTGAGGACCGGCACGCCGAGAAATACCTTGCTTGCCCCAATCTGCCAATACCCGCCGGGCGCGGCATTCGTGCCGATCGTCGCTGCGAAACCCTGCGAAACGTAGAGTGCGGCAAGCACGATGGAATGCTGATCGGCCGCGTTGATGGCAGCCAGAGTCAATCCGGCGATGGGAACGACGTACACGGTATCGCCAGTCGCTGGGAGCGTCCCGGTAGTTCCGTCTTCTTTGGTCCAGTTCGCAGAATTTGTCGGATCGGTCGACGAGATGGACGACCAGTAATACGTATCAGGCATGGATGGTTCCTATGTTGGCGACTGCCACAAAGAGCAGTCGCACCGAAACGACGGCTGTTGACTCAAGAGAAGCGGGGCGGGATCGAAGCCCTCAACCTTGTAAATCAGGCCCGTGGTTCCGTCTGTTGAAGAGGCGACAATGATCCGATGGTTCGTGGTTATGCCGCCGCTGATCTGCGCGCCGATGTTCGTGGCGAAAAGGACGGAGAACGACACGTCGATTTGCCGCTGTGCGTATTGAGTTGCCAGCTTGGCCGACACGGGGCGAATCAATGCCGGCTGTTTCGCGAGCACGGTCGTCCAGCTTGGGACGTTGCCGCCGCTGGCATCCTTTGTCGTGACGCCGACTTGGATGTTGACGATCGCGCCGGAGAGTAAAACTAGGTCGGAAAGTGACATTTAGGACCAGTTGCAATACCTTGCCGCCGAATCGACGTACCCCGCCAGAATCTCCCTCGCTGCCGGCGGGATAGCCTTGGATTCGTTATTGTTGGTGTACGAATAATCCAGTGCCGATTCCGATTTGAGGAACGGGTTGATCCTCCCCGCGCCCCACAGAGAGACGGCCACAAGCAAGCAGGCCCGCTGAACGTCGTCCGGGATCGGGTTGAAGCCGCCGACATAATCAACCCGGATATTCGGGTTCCCGTCTTGCGAGGGCGGAAGCGATCCGTAGATGACCGACTTCTCTTTGTCGAACCGCCACAAGGTCGAACCCGTCCACGCGCCGGGCTGGCCCCATGAGTAATAGCCGTAACCGCCGAACACGGATGATTCTAGATACATTTCCAAGCCCGCGCCGCCGTTGTTCTGGTCTGCGGTCATCGCGCCTTGAATGATCTTGAAATCGGCTGATGGATAGAGGGCATAGCCTTGGACGGGTGTTGCCGTCCAGCCGAGATTGAGGGCGTTGATCGCATTAGCCACCGCCTGAACGGTCGGGTAGAGGGCGTAAGTGATGCTGGCGTTCGTCGCTTGCACGCCACTGGCCACCGTGAAGAGGACGATGCCCGTTGCGGTTGTCGCCACCGTCGCGCGTTGGTACGCCGTGTTGTTATTGCTGATCTGCAAAACGACGGTCGGATTCGTCGCCAGCCGCGTGATCTGTTGTATCGGCGGATCTGGCAGCATGAGGATGTCATACGGCGTCTGTGGCCCGGCGATGTACCGCGTGTATGCCTGTTGCGTAAAGTTACGCCGGCAGTATTTGCGGATGAGCGCAGAGGAAGCTTCCAAGAGCGAATCGAGTTCCTGTGAAGAGACGGAGGCCAGGAACTGATTGCCTTGGCAGTAGGCTTGGTCTGTGAGTGGGGTCATTTGTTGCGGACGGTTGGGCGATTGGCCATCGACTTGTCACGGGGCGGTCGCTTCAATCCTTTGGCTTTGGCGGGAGAATTGGGCTTGCGTCGGATGTTTTCATTTTGGGACATAATCGTGCCTCACAATAACGTCGGGCGTCAGGGGGCCGAAGAGAAATGGCATCCAATTCATTTCCTTCGGCAAGTGCTTCCATCGCAGCGGAACGCCGGCCCGATTGACCACCGCATCCAACACCTGATCGTCCACCGCTTCCGGGTTCGCCACAAGCGCCCGGTGCCAGCGCAAAAGTAATTCGATCGCCGGTGCCGTATAGTTCCAGATCGTCACCCCGCCGGAATGGAGCACGTCATCCGTCGCCGGATAGTCTGGATTCGTCTTGCGGTTCTCCGTGTGCCAGTCATGGCCAGCCCAATCAAAGTCCTGCCAGTCCTGATCCGGGATCGGCTTCAACAACTCGCAGTCGGCGTCGATCCAAACCACAGGTTGGCGGACATCGATTAGTGTGTTCAGGATGACTTGGCATTTCTTGTGAATCCCGCCAATCCACGACCCTTGCTCGGGAAGTTCGATGATCTTATGTGCGTGGCCGAAACGCTCGCATGAGGCGCGGAGGACATCGGCATTGGCGCGATAGGACGGGGTGAAGTAGGAGGCGATTATCATAACAGGTCGGCCATTCCCCACGATTCCGAGTTGGCGACTTCCGGCAGTGCCTGCAACTGGCTGTAGTTGAGCAACCGATTTTGCGGGCGCGATGCGTGGCCCGATCTTGGGTGGCTTTGGTGCCAAAACGGACAGCCGAGGATCATGCCGAGATTGACGAGTTGAGCGGACCTGTTCAGGCGACCGATGAACTCGTGCTCCATGTGATTGCGTCCGATGTTCCGCTCATCATACCCGCGTATCCGATGCCAGAGTTCGCGCTCCACCATCAGCACGCCAACCGACCATCGCCAAAAGCCTTCGCCACTCGGCGGATAATCCGTCGGCTCATTGCCGTAGACTGCCTTTTCCGAAGGCGACCGCTGCCCTTCCGCCATGTCGCGGCGATTGGAAAAATAGAAGCCACCTGACCGGGCTTCCGGGAGCCATCGGAAAAAACGATCCCCCGGAAGCGTGTCCTGATCGATCCGAGCCAGCCATTTCCCTCGCGCCACCCGCGCCGCATAGTTCAGGGCGTGAGGCTCGGAGAAGCTGCTTCCGCACGCCGCCGCCCGCGCTGCCGCAACATAGAAGATTCGCAGCCTCGGATCGGCCACCACTTCCGGCGGCAGTGCATCCGCGAGCTTCACTTCGCTGCCCCAATCCACCAGAACGATTTCCTCTTGCGAGGTCAGTTTCGGCAGTGTCCATTGCAACGTTCGCGTGAGGCGGTACAGGGGCGTGTTGTCGCCGATGGATTCCCACTGATCGTTGCGCGAAACAAGAATTAGCGAAAGATTCACGACTGAAAATCCCAACGCTCGCATTCTTCTTCGTCTTCAAGATCGGCGAGCAATCGATCTAATCCGTCAATGTTGTCGGCGTGCTTTTCTTCCAGAATGGCCAGGGCCACGATTAGGCGATCTTGTGTAATCATGCCGGATGTATCGGCACGAAGCGGGAGAATTCTTTAGGTTTTCCGGCTCTTCATGGTTTCCCATGCTCGATCACAAAATGCCTGACGGCTTGGTAAATGAACGCTCGCCGGAGATGTCACCGTCAAAATTGCTGAGAGAAGCCGGGATGGAACAAACTCGACATCTGTCTCACGAAGAAATTTATTGACGATAGAAAAGTTCCCCATCCGCAGCCATTCGTCGATGGTTTCGTATGCCAAATCCAGCGCCCTCGCGCTCTCCCCAACCGAGTCAAGTCGCATGGCTTCGATAAGCCACTGCTCGCTCGGCTTTGTCGCTTGTTCTGTCGTCATTCCATTACCCAAACTTCCCGATGATGCCGGCGTACTGACCCCTACCCGCTCCGCGAAGGGTTTGAGGGTAGGGGTTCTCAGATAACGCCGTGCAGTAAATTTACGTTTTCACCTCATACTCGATGCCGGGCAAAAGCACATCTTGCATGATCTTCGCGAGCTCGGCAAGCGTGATTTTCTCATCCTTGTTGCCATAGGGGATGCCCCGCGTTTGCGTCATGTTGTGGAGCATGTAAAACAGTTTCTTGCGTTCCTCGGAATGCTCGGCCATCGGGGGCACACGACTGGCAAGCTTGACCGTCAAATCAGCAATGATCTTGGCGTGCCGTTCGGCCTCAATCGCCGCATCGTGCTGGCGGTTCTCGGCTTCCATCTTCTCGGCGACGTGTGACGGTAAGATGATCGTGACGCTCATCGGTTCCTCGTGGGCGACACGCATGGGGTGGTGATGGTCACCAGATTGTCTGCCTGATTGCTGAGGACCATCTGACACCAGCAGCAAAGCCGTTTCAGCCTTTGATTACCTTGCCGTTCGCGTATGTCTTTCCACCCTTAATCACGCGAAGTGGCGGTCGAGGAGGAATGTTGGGGGTGTCTCCGTGCGGTCTGCCATCCCGATCGGTGAATAACGCGCCGCATTGGGTACAGAAACTTGCGATGAACGGACTTCCCTTGCGACAGTGCGAACAGATCTTACTGGATGGATCGCCGTCTTTGAATCGGCGTGTTGGTCGCTGGCCGACAACTTCAATCTTCGGCTTTGGCTCAAAGTATGAAGTATGAGGATCGAACTCAACCTCCTCTTTTCGCCCCGTAATAATCATGCAAAAAACCGACACGGCTACAGCGAAGACCGCAGACGCAATCCAGACAATCATTTCGGTATTCATATTGCCAACACCTTAGCCGTATTTCGGCCCGCTGTCACGTTGCGAACGGCGCGGACAAATCGATTTGGGACGCACCAAATCTCGCCCGTCAGATCCATTTCAACCACCCAAATCAGATCATGGTCGAGGCCATAGTCGATCAGCACGTTGCAGACACCCTCGCCGATCGGGCCTTCCCACCCTTTGCCGGAGATGACTTCGCGGGGAAGCGGGGGAACAAGTTGAATCATCACGCTTTGCAATATCCTGTTGGTTTTGTCTTGCAGTCTGGCGGACCGAACCGAGACGTTTTTCGTCCCTTCCAATTCGCGCCCATCGAGCACTTCTCAGACTCAAGATGAATCGCTATCAAATCCGGCATGAGCCGGCGATTGCCCCGAGGCCATTGCAGGGCGAATAGGACATCAGAATGTTCGGCGCTGTCGGATTGATGCCGTGGGTATCGGCGTCCAAGTTTTCCGCTGAAAAGTTGAAAGAAACCGATCGGCACGTATCCATCATGGTCCGCCAGTGCAATTCTCGATCCAAGCGGCATCTGTAGATCGTAATCGCCGTACGTGTTACTTGGATTGGGAACGCGGCAATGATAGTCATGCCCCATCCGGTGCGATGCTGGAATTTGCTGATACGCCTGCCATTTGCTCCAGCCGACACACATCACCCGATCGATGCCATAGATGCACGACTCGTCGGGGTTGGTCCATTCGATGATCCGTCTGGCCATCGGGGGCAACACAATATCGGCGTCCAGATGACATACCCACGCATCTCGGCGCAAGAACGATAAACCGAAGTCCACCGCGCGGCCCTTGTTGAATGAGTCGCCAGCCTTGTGCATCACATCAGTAGGAATGCACTCGACCGATAGTCGTCGGCAAAGTTCTAACGTGTCTGGATCGTCAAATCCGGTGACAACCACCACACGATCAAACTGAGGCAGATTACGGGGCAACGTCTCGGCGAGAAAATCAGAATATCCGTCCGATACGATAATTGCTTCAATGGTCATTCTTGCTCCACGGGTAAAACGTCCGGCACGCACTCCGCGCCGGGTCAGTCGCAAGTCACGACTGTTGGCCCGGCGGACTTGTGGAGCAAGTGCCGCGAAAAGTTATTACGTCCAGACTCCCGCCGGCATCCCCTTCTCTTCATACTCACCGATGGTCTGATGTATTGGGGCGAGGTTTTTATCAGGTAGAGAGAGCATCAACTGGAGGTGACCGACAACCACCCGGTTCGCCTGATAAAGAGACCGGCCGCACTCATCCCACTTGTGCCAAAAGGCGATGTCCGAATCGATGTGCCCGTCATGCCACTCGCCGTTCTTGTCCGGTATGCCACCGAACCACGGCTTGGGCAGATCCTTCAGTGCCGACAACCGGATCATCGTGCAGCCGAAATGAGCGATATGCACGCGGGTCATTTCCTGACGCTTGAAATCGTCGATCACGAGCGATGCGACCGGCTGGCCATCCGGCCCCCGCTTGCCTACCAAGACGTTCAATTCTTCCCGGCGCATTTGGACCGGCGAAATCGCATCGGCGTACGGATTGGTTTGCATGAGCGCGTACATTGTCAGCACGTCGGGAGCCTTGAAAATCGTGTCGTAGTCAAGCGTCAGCGCGAATTCAAAACCACGCTCGATGAACACTTCCAAGACGTTTGTGAGGGATTGGTCCCAATAGACGCCGGGGCTTTTGGCGACCTTTATGCCGATCGCCCGAAGCTCCATTGTCGCGAACAGATTATCCGTAAATCCGAGTCGTGGGATCGAATAGCACGCGGCCACCTTTTTCCCGATATCCAAACAGTCAACCTTATCCATCACTCTCCAATGTGCCGCACGATATGACCTTGCCACACCGCATCATCGGCTTTGTCTTGATCGATCGTTTCTTCCCAAGTATTCGCTTCCCATTCCCGAGCCGGTCGCTTCGGATGGTCGGGGATTCGCTCGACAAGCCCACGCTTGACCTCTCGCAGCATCTCGGGATTTGAGTACGTCATTTTAATGAGCGGCATGGTCTACTGCCTTGCGGGAATCACGCCGGTTGTTTCGAGGGCTTCCATGTAGGCGGAGTATTTATCTTCCGAATCTTTTTCCGCCGTCTTCACGTCGCGACCGTGTTTTTCCGCGTCCCGTTTCGCGGCTTCCCTCGCCGCAACCGACTGCCGGACCCTGGCAATCGATACAATCCACGCCGAATGGGCAGCGGCAACATCATTCGCCGTCGCGGCCTTGCTCACTGTCTCGGTCGGGATCGCATCGCGCTTGCTCGACCTCGCCTCTTTGATTTCTTCTTTTGCCATGTTCGGGGTTTCCAAAATATCGCGGCCCTATTGCCGCGATGAAGTCCCTCCCGGCCGTTTCCAGCCGGAAGGAATGGGTTAGGTGTTTCCGACGACCTGCGATCCGGCGAATGCCGGCGGTGGAGTCGTTTCGGGCTGGCCGAGGAATAAGCCGCCAGCGAACGTTTCGGCGGTTGCCGTTGTTCCGCTGTTCACAAATGTCAGCAGGACGCTGGCATATTGGAAGTTGTTGTTGGCATCTATATCCTGGCCGTTGACATCGATCACCGCCGACTTGTTTGACGCGGTGATTGCCGTGATAGCCTTGGCGGTATTAAGCGCCTTGGCTCCGCTGCCATTTGTGTCCGTCGCCTGCTGGGCGACTGCGGTAACGCTTTCGGCCGCACCGACAGCGCCGACCTGGATGATGAATTGCCCACGGGAATACAAGCCCATATTCACCCAGCCGATGCGGGCTGTGGTGCTCGAATAGCTTGCGATGGGGAGAGCAGCGGCGATCGCCTGATCGTCGCTGCAAGCAGTATAGCCTGCCATGATAGACCTCTTTTGTTTGGGGTTGTATCAAGCAGAAATTCAAAATGAATTCTGCCGAAGAAATTAGGCCGCGCTCAGCACGACCGCCGTGCCGTAGTAGAGGCTGTTGGACTTCGCGCTTTGCAAAGTCACATCACGCCACGGGCGCCCGTCAACACGCATCGTCCACCGATACGCGACCTGATCCGTCGCGAAGTAAAGGTGAATCGACATCGCCTTTGTCACGCCGGACGACTTGTAGCCGATGACGTAGGACTTGGGATCCCAAAGGATGATGTCACCCGAGCTATTGAGCGGAGGACAGTTGATAAGCGGCTTGACCCGCTTGCCGAGCATGCTGGCTGGACCTTTGACATCGCCGAACGTGCCGGGTGCGAAGTAGAGGTAGCGGCCGTTGGCGTCCTGGATCGTCAACAACTGCGGATTGACGTCCGCCTTGCTGATGAGCCACATGGCCCGGTCATCGTCGCCAATGAAGCCGGAATCCATGCTGATGACGTCGATCGATTTCACGGTGTCGGTCGTGTTGCGCGTGACAACCAATGTTGACGGATGACCGACGATTCCGGTGGGCTGTCCCGCGCCGGTGCCGTTGATGATCGCGTCGTTGAGGTTGTAGGTGATCGCTTCCGAAGCGAGGAAGTTAATCGTGCTTTCGACCGCGATGCCATCTTCAAGCAGTTCGGACGTGACCGGGGTCAGGACCGTCAGCTTGTTGAGGGTCAATTGCGGCTGACGCAATGCCCACTTGCTCGTCGGGATCGTCGCCGCTTCACCCTCCCAATAAGCCTGGACGCCGAAGCTTCCCTGCTTAGTGTAGTTCAGGGCGGGCAACTTCATGCTGTTCGATTCCATCGGAATCGTGAAGCACGAATTGAACAACGAATCCTGCGCGATGATGTCGTTGAAGATCGTCGTCGCGTACTGTTCGGGAACCGCGTAGCCGCCGTCGGCGTTGACGTTTTCCGATGCTCCTGCGGCATTAGCCTTCATTCGACGTTCGAGCCGTTCATCGCCCTTGCCTTGACAAGCCTTGCGAACGACCGACGAGAACTCCGCCATGCCCTTGAATCCATCGGTCGGATCGCCGAGGGCGTTGTCTTCGCCAACCTTGATGTGGGGGCGACGCTTGCCGCTGGCATCCTTCTCGATGGTCATCCCGGCACCGATCAATTCGGCGGCAAGCTCTTTGACGAGCAGTTTGCGGGATTCTTCAACTTCAGTCGTAACGGCAGCCGGGGCTTCTGCCTTTTCACCGAATCCGGTTTTGATGACGATTGCGCCTTCGGCATCGTCCATTTGGACAACCGCGCCGGTCTTCTGACCTTTCGCGGCGTCGTAATCCTTCAAAAATTTGACGTACATGCGAGTTCCCTTTCGGGAATGCTCGTCTCTCGCCAAAGCTCATGACCTCCACGAGTATTTGCCCTGCGTGCTCCATCGGGTTTAGCCGACTGCAACGCTCCGGGGTCTTACGCGCTGGCATGTCCACCAGACTGCGAAACGAAATGATAAAACTGAACCTGACCGCAACATGCGGCCCAATAGTCCCGCGTGGATTCGAACCACGATCCTCCAAATGTAGCACTTTCAACTGCTACATCAAGATGCTCTGCCGAATTGAGCTACGGTACTACAAAACTTAAATCAGCCTCCCCATTCTCATGAGCAATTCTTCCCGTGCCGTCGCGCGAGCCTCATCGAGAATCGCCGGCATCATCGACTTCAACTCCGCTTTCGCGGCCTTGCTCGTCTCTGCTTTATCTCGCTTCTGGATAGCTTCCATCAGCGTCTTGGCGGCGGCAGCAATCGACGACTCGCCTTCCGCGGCGGCGCGGGCTTCGCAATTAGCAACCGCCGAACGATAAACCTTGCCATCCATCCCAACAGGATAGTCGAGCCGCCCGGCATTTTCTTTCGGCTGGGAAGCGTCGATCGCCAGACAAAGCTTTTCGTCCAGCTCGGAATCCTTTGGTTTAGCCCAAGCGTCTTCAGATACCTTGCCAGCGCCGATCAGCTCCGTCGCATGAGCCACGGCGGCATGATTGAGCGTTTGAGACTTCACCGTCTTCATCGGTGGCTTCTTGCCGCCGGGCAACTCACTGCCACCATCGGCCGGAGTAGCACCGTCAGGACCGACCTGCGCAGCACTGCCGTTGTCGTTCACATTCATTTTGAATTCAGTCCCGCACTTCTTGCACTTGTAACCCATCGTTTCCGCCTTCTCGACGTTGATGTTGGTCTTACACGTCGGGCATGGCGGCGTCTCGTCATCATCCTCGCCCGGATCGACATATCCGCCGGTCCCGTTCATGTTTTCCATCGCGCCCATCGCATCGCCCTTGCGACGGCGCGATTTGCCCTTCATTGACTCATCCATCTCGCCCCCGTCCATATCCTTGTCATCAGCAGGTCCGCCGTTCTCATCGACGGCCGTGGCCGGGCCGGGCGCAGTCTGCGCTGCGTCAGCGGCATCCATTGCCTTGCAAAGATTCGTGACATAAGCCTTGCCCACCGCGCCGCCGTGCATCATCGCCAGACAATGGGCCGGCGTGCCCGGCTCGGCCGATAAGTGCATCGCGTTATCGTCGTGATAGCCCTTGCACGACTTTGCCATCTTCGGCGACATATCGCCGCCGGCCCCGCAGTGCATGGCCATCGCGCACATTTCCGGCGTGGCATGGCCCTTGGACTCGCCGGCATTGTGCCGGTCCAGGCCGTCCTTCATGTTCTTCTGCATGTCCTTCGGCGGGGTGAAATTGAGGTGGGCGTATTTTGCGGCGACGGGCATCATGGATTTACTCCGTTGAGCGGGGATGATGGTTTGGGGAATGACGAGAGTTTTCGGCGCGGGGATGAAAACGACGGTACGGGCCGGCTTCTCAACTTTTGAAACTGTCGGAACGGCCAATGGCAGCATGATCCCAGCGGCGGCCAGAAAATCTTTTCCGACCTTAAATCCGCTAGTAAACGCCTTCGCAACAGCATCGGACAACGCGACCTGATTGGCCGGAACTGTCGCCGTGCTGTACTCCAACGCCATTGCCTCATCTATCAGACGATCGGCGTCCTTCCAGTCTGGCCTAGCCTGCAAATCTTCTGTGGTAGGAGTCCGAATGCTGAGCGGAACAAACCCAATTGATTTGCCCCGTAAATCACCTTGCTTTACGAAATGCCACACCGTATCGGGAAACCACTCCGCCGATTCCGGGTGCGTTTCAGGGCGCGGGGTATATCGCGTTTTCGCCTTGAATCCACTTCCGTTATCGACCTTCGTTGCTGCAATCCAGAGGCACCGCCCGATAGGCAATTGGTCATACTTGTGATTGAAGGGAACCACCGGGTTTTTCAGAAACTGCGAGAAGTCAATACCTTCCGGCAAAAGCACTTCATTGTCTCGGTCTACATTATCCGCAGTGATAATGCTCGTATCGGCATGTTCGCCATCATCGAAATCCATCGCCTTCGGTGTCACGATCCGACGCGCATATCCGTCTACCTGATAACTTTTCCCGTCCGCACCAACGACGGTCGTCTTGAAAAGATTCCGCACTTCGGAAGACTGTTTCTTTAAGGCCTCTTCGGCTGCATGGGCGAGCCCGGAAGGCATCGGAAATCCGAACGGTCCCGTTGAGTCACCATAGACCTTTTTGGAATGATATTTTGACATTTATATTGAGTCGGAGGATTGGCGACGAAATAGCGAAGCGATACAATTAACAAGCCGAACGCGATATTGTAGTATCGCATTCGACTCTAACCAAAACCGGACTGCCGCCCAACCCGCCAGATGTCCACTGCCCATGTTCGTCACGGGCCTCTTCTGAATTATCCTTCACCGACTTTTCTTCGGTGTCGGGGGCATCCTCGCTCAGATCCTTCAAAACGTAGGTCGTACTACAGAGGCAGGATGGATGAAGAGGCGGCGATTTCACGTCACCATAATTCGTCACCGTGAAATTAGCGTCAAGATCAATCGGACCCATCGCAGCAAGATTCAAGCATTTTTGGCAAGCATCCTCACTCGCGAGCCATTTTTTTTTAGAAACTACTTTCGACTCTTTGACCGTCATCAACTGCGCGTCATGCCTCGCCCGGCTCGTCTCAGTACGGGCGATCATATCCGCCCGATTCTTGTCCAGATCATCGAAGATCGTCTGGACCCGCTTCCGCATTTCGATGCGGGTATCGCCGATCGTTATTCCCTCTTCCAACTCATCGCGCAAATCGGAAATCGCATCCGTCAATTCCCGGCTCGTCGTCTCGTTCGTCGATTCCGCGAACTTCAGCGATGCCGCCTTGACCGCCTGGGGCAAGCTTCGATCAACGACGTCGAATAGGTCTGGCTCGATGCGCGGGGCAGGCAGCGATGCAACCGCCTCTTTCGCCGCCTGTTGGCTGTAATGCAGCAGGAGCGGCTCGGCCACTTTCGCGAGCGTCTCATTCCAACCCGACAGGTCTAACGCCGGCGGAAGGTTCGCGAGTTGATCGGCGACGTATTGGCGTTCGGCCTCCTCTTTGTCTTCCTCGCTTTGTTCCGGCTTTGCAGCGTCTTTCGTCCGAGCGCCGATCCACGCTTTCATATCCGCGACGGAATCGATCTGATGCATCACGGCGTCGTGCTGATGCCGGAAGACGGTTCGGAGTGCGTTGGCGAGTGCGGGGGCGTCGGGCTGGGGAGGGGCGAACTCGGGGACGGAATCTGAGCCATCGATGTAAGCTTTGACTCCAACTCCCGCATGTACGCTTCCATCGTTTGCATCCTCAGTTCCAATGGCGATATGAACGCTCTTGCCACCGACACTGTTTTCTGCTGTTGCTCGTTCAGTTCCGCCAGCATCTTTTCGGGGTCCATGTTCCGGCTCTCTTTCGTTGTGAATATGAATCGCCGGCATCACCGGCGCGGCATTCTTTGCCGACAAGACATCCGCCAGCCGCCCGAATGCCTCCGCCAGAATACGCTCAACACGCTTCGAATTCTTCGGCTTGGGAGGGAGCGGATTACCAGATTCCGCCGCCGCGCCAGCGTTAGCGTTCGGCTCGCCGTCTTTCGATGCATTATCGGCTCCTGCCGGTTTGGCGACTGGTACGGGCTTGCCATCTTCGTCAAGCGTGGTCATCGTGCCGGCAATCAGGATTGTGTCGCCGTTAGGCACTTCCTTCGCGCCGGTCAACGAACGCTTTTCATTCGTCGTCCAGCTTGTATTGACGACCGTTTTGAACCGCTCCAAATCCATCGCCGGATCGGACAAACCGGGCGGATCGTCGAACGCGAAGAACAGTCGCTCCGCTGCCTCGTCGCCGTACATCGGCAAGAGAAACGTATTGATCGCCGCCTCATTCCGCCGGAGCCGGGGAAGGCCGGCGTCGTTGGCATGGGCGAAGTCACCGCTTTCGGCGCTGGCCCGGTTCGCGTCACCACGGTCCAACTTTGTCATCGGGACGGCGTACGCTTCGGCAATCTGCTTGCGCGTCAGGTCGTAGCGAGCCGCATCGATGACGTCGTTCATCGGCCACGTCACCGGCTCCAGCGTTCCGGGCAGATCAGCAACCATGATCGATCCAGCCCCGGCCATGCGGTATCGGTTGCGTAATTGAAGTTCCAGCCGCGCGGCTTCATCGCGCCCGATTGTCCCGCCGAATTCGTCGCCCTTCGGAATGAACAGGGCATCCGGCCTGCCACCGTTCTGAACGCGTGACGATAACGTGGCGTCCGCGAATCTGGCAATGCGAATCTGCTCGTAGCAGGCCCGCAGCGGTGACATGCCGCCCGTGTACCCGCCGGTCGCCAGATCGACCATGCGGAACGGGACCATTTCGTCCGGGTCGTAATAGTTCGGCGTGCCGGTGCCGAGCGCGAACTGGTAATACTCGATAATCGGGGCATCTTCGCCCGTGCCGGGCCATTCGGTCACGTACTGGGGTGCCAACAACCAAAGTTGCACGGGCATCTTGCCGAGAGACTTGCCGTTGACCTTAATTGTCCCGATCTCGCCCCACCAGTACGCGCGCCCGACCGTCTCAAGATAAAGCTGCGTCGTTTCGAGGAGCGTGAACAGGCTCATGCCCGCGCCATCATTCTTGCCGTTTTTCGGATTAGGCTTTTGAAGCAGCGTCAGGGCCGGATAGTCGGTCACTTCCTCCAGATCCTGGGCGTCGGAAATCGTCGTCCCCGCGTTCTTTTGCAGGCTGACATAGGTCTGGTCGCTGACTCGTTTCGTCTTGCCGTTGCGGCCAAGCCTTGATCGGCCTTCACCCTTGCGCGTCTTGACGTAGAGCCGAAGCTTCGTCTTGGCGACCAATTGCGCGTTGAGCGAGCCGCAGGCGTAGGCCGTGCCGAGATTCTCCCGCACAAGGCGCAACGCGGACGGTGCCGAGTCGCGGTTGTAGTAGTCGATGGCCCCGTTGCCGCCGGGGACCATGCTCGACGCTGTGCCGGCGTACGGACTCGCGCCTTTGATCTGCGGTAAAGGACAAAATAGATTCGGCATTAACGGCGGTCGGTGGGGCGACTGCGGATCAGGGCGATAAGGCTGCGAACGTTCGGGGTCAAGACGGTCAAGGCGAGCAACGAATAGCCGACGATCTTTGCGGGCAACGAATCATAGTGCAGGCCGGCGACGATCAGGGCGACGGATGCGAAAAGATCGGCGGGGTAGTCAAGGTTCAATGTTTCCCCGGCACTTCCAACAACAAGTCCCCCGCGGTGCCCGGCACGTTCTTGAACTTGAACCGCACGATGGTTTTGTTCTCATCGGCGTCGTAGCGCTTCGACGATTTCACGATGTCAGTTGGCTTCAGACCAGCGGCGAGCATCAAGCCGTTGAGTTGGATGTACGCCTCCTTGCGGGCGCGGCCGGTCAGGGTTGGGAGGAATTGGGACACGTGGACTCCATCATTTCGAGTGGTGAATACTGAATCGCCGTGTGAACGTCGCCGCAAACTTGGCAGCGAAGTTCGGCAGACAATCGACAAATTCCGTGATTGACGCCTAAAGCTCTTGCCAATGAGCGAATTCGTACGAAAGGCGACCAAACGCTAATCCACATACAATGCCTTCAATCATACCGCCTCCAACGACAAAAGCGGCTGATTCTGCCACGGCAGCATGCCTGGCGTAACTTCAAACGGCGGATTGTCAAATTTTCGCCCGGCTCGCGTGATGGAGTCAATCTTCCAGCCCTCCAGCAGCGCCGCCAACTCCACCGGGCCGTAGATGCGATGCCAGCACTCCTCGACCTTGCCGACAGGTCCGAGCGGAACGGCCAGGAGCAAGCGACCGCCCGGCGCGATGCAATCGCGGATCATTCGCATCCACTTCTTGTCAGCGTCGGGGTCGAGGTCATCGCCGTAGCGCCCGAGGCCGAAGTGTTCGATGCTGGAATAGGCGATGATGAGATCGTAGCCGCCGTCAGGGTTGTAGGCCACGTCTGGCGGAAAATAGGAAAGCAGCGAGTTATCGAAGATCCGAATCGGGTGAACATCCGTCACGACAATCTGAAACTGCGCTTCACAGATTGCCTCAATCCAAGGCGACATACTGCCGACTGTCAGGACTTTTGACTGAGCGTTAAGTTTTGAGAATGCCGCCTTCAAGTCCGCCATCGCGCCCGGATAGTCCGCCGGCTCGGCACGATTCCGCCAGCAATGCCCGATGAGGTCTTTCGACCAGATCAACCCGTTGTCGTACTGGAGCAGCTCCAGCACGCCCGGCGGGAACTGGCTCGGCTCGATTGGGTGAAGCTTGCCGCAAGCTTTGCAGATGGTTTGTAGGGGGGCGGTGGATTTCATAAATTACTGATACCGACTTCGCATCTTATCGTAAATCCAACGATACGTCTTCTCAAGCCCTTCCCGCAACGGGATCGATGGCTCCCAGCCGTAGACGGATCGGAAAAGTGTGTTGTCCGAGTTGCGACCGTTCACGCCGCGCGGCGCGTCCAGATTGTACCGACGTTCCAGCTTCACGCCCGCGATCTCTTCCGCGATGCCCACAAGTTGATTGATCGTGACGCCCTCTGCCGAGCCGAGATTGACAGGCTCGACAAACAGCCCATCCGTCACGTCATTGATGCCGCGAATGCAATCGTCAATGTAGGCGAATGAGCGGGTCTGATTGCCATCGCCCCAAATCTCGATAGCGTTCTCGCCAGACAGCTTCGCATGAATTACCTTGCGGCAGATTGCGGCCGGAGCCTTTTCGCGGCCGCTGTCAAAATCCCCGCATGGGCCGTAGATATTATGGAATCGAGCCACGCGCGTTTCGATGCCGTAGTCGCCACGGAAGAACTCGCACAACTTTTCGGAGAACAGCTTTTCGTCCCCATATCCCGGCTCGGGCATCGATGGATAGGCATCGGATTCCTTCAACTTGACGTCGATCGCTTCTTCCTGCTTTGCGATGTTGTAGACGCATGCCGTCGAAGAAAAGAAAAACCGATCAACGTCCGACTCTTTGGCGGCCATCAACAGATGGGTGTTGATGAGCACATTCAGCGAACAATCGGCCCGATGGGAGGCAGTGAAGCCAGCCCCTCCCATGTTGCAAGACAGATTGTAGACCCGATCAACCCCGCGAACCGCCGCATTTGCGGCGCTACGGCGCGACAAATCGGCAACGACATTTTCGGTGTCAGCATGAAACTGATGCCAGTCCTCGAACGGCTTGATGTCCACTGCCCGAACGCGATGCCCCTTGCGAAGCAAATCGGCCACCAAATGTCCACCGATGAACCCGCCGGCACCAGCTACCAAAACCGTCTTAGTGACACTCCGCTCGGGATGAATCCCGGCGGCTTCTCGGATCGTTGGGCACTTCATAGTGCCCTCCCCGAACGGCATGCCCAGCCGCGTTGAAGAATGTTCCGTGCGGCGTTTTCGTCCCTCGGCAGAACGCATCCGCAACGGCAGCGGTGCCACCGTTCAGACAGATCCTTCGGGACGGTTTCTCCGCACGTTGAGCAGTCCTGAGAAGTTCCAGCGGCCCTCACTTCGTCTGACGAACCACCGGCGCTTTCAGCCGAGTGGGAGAGGATTCCAAGGAACTGCCCCCAGCCTGCATCGGAGATACTTTTCGCGAGCGAATGATTCTTCACCATTCCCGCAATGTTGAGATTTTCTACGAAGATCGGATTGAACCGCTTCACGAGGCGAGAGGCGACAGTGAAGTGAAATGATCGGCGGGAACGCCGCACGCGAAGATGCGCAGTTCGAAGGACTCGCACGGCTTGCTGGCGTCGATAGCCGCCCTTCTTTCGTCGCGACACGATCCGCTGGCACCTTTTCAGGTTCTTCTCGGCGACGCGAAGGTGTCGCGGGTTCTCAATTACTTCCCCGTTCGACAAAGTTGCGAACGCTGTAAGCCCAACGTCGATGCCGACTGGCTCGTTAACCGGCGATAGGGACGGAGCGGCCTGCTCGACGGAGAAGAGAATGTACCACCCGTCGGCCCGGCGCTTGATCGTGCAGGTCTTCACTTCTCCGACGATCGGACGATGAAGCACGAATCGGACACGACCAATTTTGGACAGGTACAGTCGCTTGCCATCGAACGCCGCGCCGTTGCCGAATTCCTTGAAGGTGAAACTGTCGTACCAATCGCGGCCCTTGAATCGCGGATGACCATGGCCTTCTTTGTGGCGAGCGAAGAACGCCGCGAATGCGCGATCGGCCCGCTTAATCGCGTCTTGCAATAAGTGGGCGTGAACATCGCCAAGGAAGGGATTCGCGGACTTCAGATGTTTGAGATATGCCGACTGATCGAAGAAGCTCGTGGAAACCCCGCAATATTGCCAGAGCACCATCCTATCTTCAATTGCCCAGTTGTAGACGAATCGGCAGGCGTTCAGCGCGGCAATCATGCACCGCTCCTGGGCGAGTGTCGGGCGGAGACGGTATTCGAAAGTCTTTTTCACTTCTGCGCCTCGATGTATCGCTGAATGACCGCCGCCGACACGTTTCCCGCCGTTGAAGCGAAATAGCTCCGCGTCCAAAGCGACGGCAGTTTGAGAAGATGCCGATGTTTCCCGCGAAGCTCGTATGACGTGAGGCCCTTGCATTCCTTGACGATGTAGGCCGCGCAGTCCGTTGGCCACGCGCGAACAAACAAGTGAACATGGTCCGGATGAATCGCCAACTCGACAATCTGCCAGCCCCGCTCTTGGCATTTTCGTTCGATTAACTTCCGGCAGTCTTCCGACACCGATCCGACCAGAACGCCCTTGCGCCTCTTTGGTGTCCAGATCAGGTGATAGGCGATCAGGTGAACGCGGTGCTCGTCGCGCTGATATTCCATGATTGAACATCATACACCTATCGACAAATAAATCAAGACGCGGTTGAAACCACGCCAAGCCCGCCTTGGACCACCAGGGCTAAAGCCCTGTGGCTTGCGACGGGCCAAAACTGTCATAGTCGCCTTCACCCCCGGTCGTCTGCCACATCATCTCGTCCTGGACCCGCTCGTACTCGGCCATCCGCTCGGCCTGAATGGTTGCTGTTTCCAGCGTCTCGATTTTCTCCACCCGATCTGCCTCGCCCCGTTCATCACGCATGCCCTTGAGCGGTCCACATAGGGATTGAACATGCTGGCAACTATATGATAACACATCGACAACGTCGTCGTGTACACCTTCAGTCGGGAAGCTCAGCATTTCAGCCTGAAGCTCACCGAACCACGGAGAACCTTCGGCAAAGAAAACCGACCCGTGCTCCATGCGGATCATCGCCGTTTGCGCCCGAGCCAGTTTACTTCCCCGCGCCTTCAACCCTTTGATGTTCAAGCCGCGCCTGCGAACCGTCTGGACAACCCCAAGCCCGATACCAGCCTTTTCCACCAGCAAATACGGGACTTGATAATCCCAGCAAACCTTCATCAACTTTTCTTCGACGTCGGGAATTTCAAACTGCCCGCGCCAAACGTGAACCGTCAAAAGATCGTGCGTCGTCGTAAGATCGAACACGCCAACTACGGTGTAGTCAGGGTCGTTGCCTTTTCGCTTTTCCGTGCCCGCGATATCGGCCACCGCGAAACGCGAGCACTCTTCAATTCGTACCGGCCGCTGCGATCTGCCGAGAAGATAAAATTCACCTGAATCATCGCGGCGGAACGTCGGGAACCATTCGGGCTTGAACACGCCGGCATCAGGCCGCACATCCCAATTGCCATGCCGCAACTGTTGACGGGTAATGTGGTCAAGTGCATTGAGCGATTCTTCATAACTTTCGCGGTCAAGGTAGGGGTTGTCCTCAAGCTTGGCGGAGACGAAAACGCGGTCCTCTGAAGTCTTCGGATCGACGAAACGCTTCTTGACCCAGTCATGCCCGACACCGCCTGGATTCGTCGCTGATCGCATGCGAAGTGGAACCGGCAATCCTTCCGGTTTACGTAGGCGACTGATGAGATACGTATATTGCGATTTTGCAAATTGGGTCAGTTCATCAAAGCCGATGAACTGGAATTCCGCACCCTGATATCTGTACTTGTCGATCTCCGTTTCGAGATAGCCGAACGACAAAACCGCGCCGCTCGGAAAAGTCCACCGTCGGTCCTGACCATTCCACGCCGCATCCGTATCGCCGAGAAAAGCATGTGACAGCGGGATGAGCGCTTTCGGCAGATTTAAATCAGCGAATGTACGACGAAAGAGGATCGCCGAATATCCCGGCACTGTCACATATTGCAAAGCACCGACGAGTTCTATTATCGATTTCCCGGAGCCGGCCGCGCCGCCATATAGCATTTCCTTGCATGGATACGTCAGGGCGACAAACTGCCTTGGCGTCGCCCCTTCCCAAATCTTCGGGATCTTCCGGTTGAGATACGGGTTCTCAATTACCGTTTGGCGGTAAAACTTGTGCGCCCATTCGGCGTCTGGTGAAGTCTTCAAACTCGGCTGCGGTTTTGTCTCGTTCGGCGACAATTTTGGTTGTACTTTCAATCGGCCCACCATTCTTGCCGGTCACTTCGTGCTTGTCTTTGCGGCCATATTCGGCACCAAACTTTCGTTCGAGCATCCACGCCGCCGCCTGCCACGATGCCGATTTCCCGACCTTTTGAATGAGCTTTAATTTGCCCGTACGAACGGCCTTCTTAACCCCCGTGGCAAATTTCGTGTCGGATTTCTTCGCCCGATGGATGGTGGAGGTGTCAATTTCCAGATAGCCGGCCGCGTCGTCCAAGCTCCCGCCCGTCGTTAGAATGGCGTAAATCTGGAGCTTGACGGCTTCGGTTATCTTGGGCTTGGGGCCGCGTTTCGCCATATCAAGCAACCTCCGCTATTGCGAGGTTTTCTTTGGCAACCCGATTGCATACCTGATCGAACGTCTCTCCCGTGGATTCGAGGATGGGCTGCTTTCCAGTCAACTTCATCCAACGGAGAAGGATCACCGTGCAATACGCTGGGCTGATCTCGATTCCGAAGCATCGTCGGCCAAGTTGCTCTGCGGCGATGAGGGTTGTGCCGGAACCGAGGAAGGCGTCATAGACAACCGTGCCGCGAATCGTTGTTTTATCGATCGCCTCTGCAGCCAACGCAACGGGTTTCTGTGTGGGATGCTGGTAGGTGCCTGCAGCGTCCTTGCCGAACGCCCAAACGCTACCGATCCGCTTGCCGCACAATTCGGCACCACGATTGAACACCATCGCCATTTCGTGATCGGTCGCAAACGTGCCTTTGAGATCGCCAATCCCTCCGCCGCCCTTACTCCAAACGACGAGATTCGTCATCCGACCAAACTGACGAACGACGGGTAGCCATCGCTCGATCACCTTCCACGTCGTCCAGACGAACACCCATCCGCTGCTGCAGGCGATTGCGGGCTCAATCCATTCGGTCAAGATCTTGTCGTCGTTGGCGATTTCGTCGAACTTCTTGGACGCAACCCGCATATTCGACTGAAAACTCATCCCGTAGGGCGGGTCCGTGTGAATCAACCCCGCCCGCTCTCCACCCATCACTCGCGACACGTCTTCCGCCTTCGTTGAATCGCCGCACAACAGGCGATGGAAAGCGAATCGAAGCGGCCCACTCTGATTATGCTCAGGCTCTTTGCGTGCGGTGGCTCTGTCAGAGTTGTCATCGAAAGTGGGATCGAAAGGTTCCCAAGCACGGATCAA